TAATTCTATTAATTCTATTAATTCTAAATAATATATATATATAAAATATTGTACAGCTTATAATTTAAAATATAATCTTTAATTATTATTTATTCTCTATATATATAAGAGTATTATTATGAAATTTTGGTATATTAATCTGGATAATGCTTATGAAAGAAAAGAACATATAGAGTCTGAATTTAAAAAACATTCTTGTGAATATCGCCGTGTAGAAGCGATTCATTATACAACATATGATGCGCTTGCATTACATAGTTTAAAAAATGCAAGAGAAGCCGCATGTCATAATTCACATGTTAAGGCAATAAAAGAATTTATTAATAGTAATGATAAATATGGTATTATATGTGAAGATGACTTATCATTTGATTATAAAGAATATTGGAGATGCAATTTAGAAGATTTGATAAAACAATTACCAAAAGATACTGGTGTAGTACAATTATGTTCTATATATTCTAGAATTAATATAGATAAAGATAAAAGATGGCATAAACAGCCTCATTTTTTTAAATGGGGTACTATTCCGAATGTAGGATCGTGTGCTGCATATATTATTACACGTGAATGTGCTATAGAATTATATGATTATTATAATTTTAAAATTGATAAAAATAGATCTAACTCTGTTAGCATTAGAGAAAATAGCTCTTTTAGCATTAGAGAAAACTGTATTATTTGTACACCAGATAGTTCTAATGGAATATATGGAAATGTAAATAATTATACAAACTATATTACATATACATATAAATATCCAATGTTTACTTACAGAGATAATAACGATTCACAATTAGGAAATTGTTTGAATGGTCAAGAAAGTTCAAAGCGTCAAATATCGTATTATTTAAAATGGGCTATGTTAAATAATAAATGATATATTTCAAATTTTTAAAAATTTGTTAAATTAATTTTTTTTATTATTTAATATATCACAATATTTGACTAGTGAATTATCTTTATATATACATTTGCGTGCATTTCTCCATCTTTCCGAAATATGTTCTTTATTAATAAAATAATAATGATTAAAGTATAATGAATCGTAATTTTTTATTGGAATATTTTTGAATGAGTTTGCTTCTTTAAAACCATGTATGCTAATAGATAATGCTTTTTCTGGAGATACAATACATTTTGGTGAATTACAACCATCAAAGCGTTCGGTATCTTTGTCTCCATTAATATTAATAAAATAATCTGTGATTTTTAAAAATTCATAATTATTTGTTGGCATATTATTTACATTTTGAAAGAATTTGCACCATATTTGTATTCCTGCTGTGTTTTTTTTAAATAATGAATCTAATATTACGTTTATATTTGAGAATTGTTGAGAAAAATTATTTATATTAATATATTCATCAATATCTATAAATCCCATATATTTTGAATCTCTAAAAGCATATAAACTATGATTTTGTTGTGCATATTGTCCAGCACAATATCCATATAAACTATATGGATATTTCCAATTAATAAGAATTATTTGATTATTGTCAATATACTTTTTTAATAATTTTTCTAAATTACTAGTAGTTTCAATTGAATGATGTATTGTTTTTGGTGAATCTTTATTATCATATATAATAAATTTTGTAAATCCAATCAATAAATGATAATTAATCCATTGAACTATATAATTATCCTCATTTTTTACAAGTGTTGTTAAAATAACTTCATCTTTTAATATTGGATATAAACTAACTTTTATATTATTAATTATTTCATCTTCTATAGTAAGTGTAATATATTCAGTATAGTCACATTCTAATCTATACACTTGTGCTCTAGTATCCATCGCACAAGTAAAAAAACGATTATTTAATGAAATTTTTAATAGTGGACATTTTTTTCCTGTATCGGTAAATTCAGTAGGACGAACTATATATATATTATTATTTTTATAAAATATATCATATATTTTAAATTTATCAATATATATTGGATTATACATCATAATGATTTATCAAAATATTTTTATTTTATCCACATATTTTTATTTTCCCAATGAATCCATTGATTGAATCCTATTTTGTTTTCTCTATATAATTTAATCCATAGAGAACAATTTCCAGTATTACAATATACATATTTACATTTTGACATTATAATAGTTATAGCCAAATAATATTGACTAAAAACAAAATTATTCCATTCTCCAAAATCTGGTTGTGATTTACTTTTTTTTGGAAGTGTTCGTATTTCTTCTTTGAATGAAAATGAATTTTTAAATATTTTTTTCATTTCTTCTATAAATTCTGTTTCATCTGATTGAATTAAATATCTTAAATTTTCATTATGGTGTTCAGATTTTACTTTATTTGTATATTCTTCATACATTGGAATTTTTATTTCAGTTTGTTTATCTCCTCCACGTAAAAATAATACACATGTATTATCATAATCAATATTATATTTTGATTCTATATTTTTTATGATATTTAATATATTATCTGATGGAGAAAATACACTTAATACAAAAGGTTTTAATGTATTAATCAAATCATCATTATATGGATGAAATTGACTCCAATGTTTAAAATTACTTTTAGCCAACAAATTATTTTCAGGTTTTTTATAATATTTAAAATAATGTTCACTTATATCTAAATCATAATTCAAATTTTTTGAGCAATGCAATGAATAACGTCCAGACCAAGTGCCAACATTATCTACTATATTTGGATTACAAGTTTTGCAAATACATTTATCTAAAAACAAAATTTTACAAATTGATTGTGTTTCACAAGAAATATCATTGTTACATTCATTTTTATATAAATTCAATAATAAACATAAATTTATTTTATCTGGCATTTTTTCTGTTATATTATAATATCGTATAATTGAATATAATCCCATAGAAAGATGAGAAAAAAAACCTGCATCAATAGAAAAATGTCGCAAATATAATGTTGATCCTTTATGTATTGTTTCCGTATAATATCCTTCACATGATGGAAATATATTACTGATTTCTACTATTTGTTCATTAAAATTTATAAATTTTATTTTATCATAAGTTTTTATATTATGACCTAACCATTTAAGAATTTTATATGTTTTACATGTTGCGTTACATTGCTTATGTATCGGAATATGAATATTACATTTCTTATTTATATCACATACTCCCCAAAATCCAAAAGAACTTGCGGACAAGATTATATTATCAAAATATTTAAAAAAATTAAAATCATGATCAATGTTAATAGATATTACTTCAGCATTATATTTTTCTTTAAAATAATTTAAATATTTAATTTCATAATTTGAATAATCAATATTTTGACATTTTGACATTTTCATTCTTCTTTTATAACTTGATGACTCAACAGTTGATGAATCATATAATACATAAACTTTTTCGAATTTGTTTTTACCATTTGACTTTAATATATTATCATAATATGAAAAACTTATAATTTCAGAATCAAATCCATTCCTGTGAAAATCATCTAATCGAATATGAATAACAACTGAATTTGATTTCATTTCTAAATATTCATTTTTATAATGTTTGATATTTTCTTTATATTCTATAATAGATTTGATAAAATCTGTATTATTTAAATATATATCTGCGTTTTGATAATATCCATTATTGTGTCCCCCAATATAAATATTTTTATTAATTAATAAATTAATATTATTTACGATATCTAATACATTAGTATCATTTACTAATATATCCTCTTTATAATCTGTATTATCATTTGCAGTATTAGCTGTAAATTTTACAAATTTGTTACCGGTGTATTTATAATATAAATGTTCGTCTTTAATTATTTGATTAGTTAAAAAAGATAAATACCTTGCAAATATATATTGAAATATAAAATTACCTATTCTGCCTTCATATGTTATAATAATCATAATTATACTTTATATAATAGACTAAATCAAAATAATTAAAAATTATATTTTAATTTTATAAAAAAATATTCTGCAGCTTTGATATTTAAGAATTTTAAAATATGACACATATAATATTAAATATGTGATGAAATTTTAAGTATAATTTTTATTCAAAAATTTGCATTTGATTCTTTTTATATCTGCTTTTTGTTTATTTTTTGATTGTTCAAAAATACGTATCATATTTGTAATAATTTCTTGTTCGTGAGATTCTAGATTTATAAGACGTTTACTTAAATTAATACATTTTTGTTCTAAATTTTCAGACATTGTTTAAAAACATAAATAAGTTTTATTTACGGAAATAAAATAAAATTGGAATCATTTTTATGGAAGATTTATGTTAATTAATTAGATACATCATCGTATAGTTCTTTTTTTTTCCAACAAGAAACAAATCCGTCTATTATTTTTGTAAAGCCAGCGTTTTTTAATATCGAATCAATTTTATTATAGTCACATTTTTCTGGTAAGTCTGCTTCATAAATGATATTTTTAAGTTGTTTTTCAATAAAATTTTTATTTTCATCAAAGAAATTACAGAGATCTCCTTCTATATCTGCAACAAGTGTATCAAATTTGATATTATATTTATTTTCTAATTCATGAATTTTGAATGTTTTTATAGAATCTTTTTTAAATTTAGTTTCAATCGTTTCAGATGCATAACCTTTTTCATTCAGAATTAAATATTTATTAGAAATAACTCCATTCAAAATTTTGAATTTTGATTTATGACTTTTCTTATTAATTCTTAGAGCGGATAACACTGTTTTATCAGGTTCAATTGCAATATGGTTCTCTGGCTTTTCTAATCTATTGTTAATTACAGAAGACACGACGCCATATCTAGCACCAAGCTCTAAAACAGTATTATGTGGTTCTATAAAATCATTGCAGACATATTGTTCTTCACGTTCCATTTTAATACTAATTTGTTTTCCTTTTTCATCGAAATAAGGAATTTTGTCTAATTCATCCAGTTTTAAATGTTTTCTATTAGGATATGTAATTTTACGATTTTTCCAATTCGAATTCCAAATATTACAGACTTTAGTTTTATCTTTTAATGTTTTATGTTTGTTTTTAGATTTAGATTTATTTTTTAATGTATATTTTAGCATTATTATTATGTATATATATATAATTATAATGAAACCAAAAGAATCAGCAAAATCTTTTAAAATAGGAACAAAAAGATCTGGTGTTGATTATATAGATTATTATGTTGTACAAAATAAGAATGGTTTAAACTATTGGAAAAAACAAGGTTGTTGGTTCGTAATATACAATATTAATCAAGAATCAAAAAATAAATATTGGATCTATCCAAATAGTATGTTTCTAGGAGATTGGAATCATGGTGGTAATGGAACTACCGTACCTGTAAATAAGAGTTGGGAAAATGTAAAATATCCATTTGAAGAGCAATTTATTGGTAATCCTAAATATACAATCGCAATGAAAGAAAAAATTAATGAATATTTTAATAAATTAAAACAAAAAAATATTATAAAATTTTACAGAATAGTTACTTCATCAGAATTACAAAACTATATGGAATAAATTATAAATTGAGTAAATTTATGTTGCTTCTTTTAAATAGTTTATTAAAGCAGATCTTTCTGGTTTTTT